GAAAGGAAGCATGATTCTTGGTTTCCATCTGGGTGGGAAAGGTAAGATTGGTGGATGTGGCATTGTGACACAAAGCCAAGTCAAACTTGCCCTTGCACAGTTGGAAAAAGCTCCAGGATTCGTTTTGACAGCCTCATCTGGTACCATTATATTGCAACAAATGGGAACACTTCCAGAAGAGGTTTTCGGGAAACCAGTACTCAAGAACTCAGAGATACATCCAAAAAGCGCCTTGAACTTTTTGCCTGAAGGGGCAAATGTAGAGTGCTATGGAAGTATGCACCATCGGGCGACACCTTCATCCAAGGTAGTTCCGACTCTAATTTCTGAAACAGTGGAAAAAGTGTGCGGAGTCAAGCAGCAATGGGGTCCCCCTAAGATGAAAGGAAAGGGTGTTTACCCATATCAGGCGAGTCTTGCACATGCGTCTCATACGAGTAAGCCAATTGGGAGTGTTCTCTTGAAGGCCGTCACTTGTTACAAACAGATTGCAAAGCAGTGAAGAAAAAGCTGCCTGAGTTGTTCCGCTGTCGTCCATTGACACAGGTGGAAACAGTGAGTGGCATTGATGGACTAAAGTTTATTGATTCAATGAACTTGTCCACTTCTCCCGGCTTTCCCTTTTCTGGTGATAAGAATGCTTTTGTAGTCGAACTAGATCCGAACGATGAACACCAATGTCCACGAACATTTTCCAGTGAAATTTGGGAAGAGTTCTACAAAGCCCGAGCAGTACTTAAGACAGGAGAGCGGAAGTATTTCATTTGGAAAGCTTGTTTGAAAGACGAGCCCACCAAGTTGACAAAAGAGAAAGTCCGTGTCTTTCAGAGTGCTCCATTGGTTCTGCAACTGTTGATCCGTATGTATTTCCTTCCTTTGGTCCGCATTATTCAGATGAACCCACTCGATTTCGAGTGTGCGGTTGGAATAAATGCTGAGGGCCTCGAATGGGAGGAATTGTGGAAACATGTGATGTCCAAGGGAGCTGAACGCGTCATGGCTGGAGACTATGTAAAGTATGACTTGTGTATGCCTGCTCAACTTGTCCTAGCCGCATTTGATATTCTTATTGAAATTGCGGAAATGTGTGAGGGCTACACTGAAGAAGATCTCGCGGTCATGAGGAACACTGTTGCAGAAATCGTCTATCCTTTGCAGGCTTATGATGGCGATTTGATACAGTTGTTTGGCACAAATCCTTCAGGGCAAAATCTGACAGTGATAATTAACTCGATAGTCAATTCTTTGTTGCTCCGTTGCTGCTTCTATACGATATATCCGACTTCGGAATTTCAGAAGGAGGTAGCAGCATCAACCTATGGTGATGACATTTTCTCCTCAGTGTCAGAAACCCATCAGGAATTCAATCACATTGCGTTTGCTGATTTCCTCCGTGAGTATGACATCGAGTTTACCATGCCAGATAAAGAAGCCGAGCCTAAAAAGTTCATGCACGAAAATGAAGTCGACTTTTTGAAGCGTAAAAATAAATGGAATGAAGATTTAGGCCACCATGTAGGGGTCTTATCAGAGGCGTCCATTTTTAAACGCTTACATGCCCACTTGTTGTCGAAAGAACTTACTTTGCCCGAACAATCTGCCCAGAATATTGATTCCTCATTGCATGATTGGTTTTATTATGGTCGTGAAACGTATGAGAAGCGACAAAAGGAGATGAAACAAATTGCTGAGGAACATGGAATATCAAAACTTTGCCAAAGTTTAGATACAACTTACGACATGAAAGTCTTGAAATGGCGTGAGAAGTATCTGGGAGAACCATTGCCGCCTGAGGAGCCTGTCGTCCTAAATGTCAACTGTGGTGATTTGTATGTTGGCACCTATGACTACTTAGATCATTGTATTGGTACAGGCGCAGACATTACGTTCTGGTGGGAAAAACCCCTTTGGTGGATAAACCAGTTTTGGATTGGTTATTTCGGCCAAGCAATTCTCACAGATGCGTATTGGATCCTACGGTGTGGATTCAATTGGAAACCTTTCAGAAGTGACTTTACCTGTGCAATGCCCACCATGACACAATTTAAAAAATTGTTTGCACTTCAAGTTCTCGGTGTTGGCCTTGACGGTTTTGTCAATTATTGTCTCATGCGATATATCATATATTGCTTCGGGTGGTTTCTTGGCTTCCTTAATGTACTTTGGGACTTCTATAAGTACATTCGTGATCCTGTACCTGTAATGTTGGAAACAGCTTGGGGTACTGCCTGGAGACACAAAATAATTCTAGACATGGAAGATCATTCCATTTTGCGTTTTTGCTAGTTTCATTCTAGCACCGACCTGGTGGATGTCATTAAAAGCCACGCCCAGTTTATGATCTGGGTTCTACGGAATAGCAAAATCATATATGTTCTATTGGATACCTACCTAATCGGATTTTCTAGAGCTGCCGATGAAAGTAAGGCTTAGGCATAGGGCATTCTTCCCCAAGAATACTCCTATTTAGGAGAGAGCTCGCCCACTCAAAAGCCTAGAACCACTCTGAAGTATGAGTCGACTCAGAGTGTAAACCTTGACTTACAGATAACCGATTTAAAACTCAGCTGCGCGCTTTTAAGCGATTGGTTGCCGCAGTTAGAGAAACTTTAACCAATCCAACAGAACTTGAGATTGCACTGATTGAGAATTTACGAGAAGTAGAAATCATGTGGACTAGTCTTGTGTACGCAGGGGTCTCACAGGCCATTATGGAAGCACCCGAACTACGCCACGCAGATACTACTCCAGTATTACAACCTCAATCCGGCGATCTTATGCATATGAATAAATCTTCAGAGAAAGTCCAAAATGTAACTTTTAAGGACGACCAGTCTGGTTATACTTCTACATTAGCAGGTACACCGGACGTTACTCGTTCCATTACAGATACTTATGATACTGATTTGGATTCCTTTTTTCGCCGTCCAATTAAGATAGCGGATATAACTTGGTCAGTTTCTACAGCAATTTCATCGTATTATAACCCCTGGAATTTGTATTTCAGTAATCCTAGGGTAGAGAATAGGTTAACAACCTTTAATTTGATACGTGCTCGCTTGTATTTGAAATTTGTTGTAAATGGCCAACCGTTCTTATTTTCACGAGCCTTTGCTGCTTATGGCCCATTCGACACTTTGGATGATTTTGGGGCTACTGCCATTGATGCGGATATGGTAGCTTGGTCGCAACGTCCAAAAGTCTTTTTAAATCCAACTCTTTCAGAGGGTGGTGAAATGGTCATACCTTGGCATTACTATCGTAACAACGCTAGTATTCAAGAAGGAGTATGGGCAACAGAAATGGGTGCTTTGTGGGTAAAGTCGCTAGACATTTTGCGTAATGCTAGTGATGTTGCCGGTTCTGCAAATATAGCGATATTTGCGTGGGCAGAAGATGTAGTCCTGAGTGGACTTACTTCGCTTGATCTTGCAACACTTACTCCACAGAGTGGTGAAATTGAGGAAGCCAACAAAGAAGGCACGGTTTCTGGTCCTGCAACTGCTGTTGCAAAAATGGCCGGGAAGCTTTCTGGAGTGCCTACTATAGGTCCTTATGCTACAGCAACTTCATATGCGGCAAATCTTGTCGCAGAAGTGGCTTCTGCTATGGGATATTGTAGACCTCCAGTAACAAAGAATCCTGAACCTTTTAAACCTTCAGTAGTTTCTTCATTAGCTGTCACAAATGTTCCTGATGGAACTCAAAAGTTGACGGTTGATCATAAGCAGGAGTTAACAATTGACCCCACTGTGTGTGGTGTTGGTGAACATGATTTGATGAATATCAAATCTATAGCACAGCGAGAGTCATATTTAACATCTTTCTTGTGGTCTGAAGCAGCAGCAACAGAAACTAGACTTTTTAATATTCGTGCTGATCCCGTTCAGTGGCTTGAAGCCAGTGGTGCTTATTATTTCACCGCTAGTGCTGTAGCCGCTATGCCTTTCAGATATTGGACTGGTACATTTAAAGTCCGATTTCAGATAATGGCTTCAGCTTATCATAAGGGTCGTCTTAAAATTACATATGATCCGAACGAAATAAGTACTAATGAATACAATACTAATTACGTTCGCATCATAGATCTAAGTGAGGAAACTGACGTGACATTGGAATATGGAATAGGTCAGCCTGACACTTTACTCCAACATGCTGAGCCTGGTGTTACAGTTACCAGTGCAATGCATGGAACTACCAAGCTTAATCGAGCATTGGCTTTTGGTAATGGAGTTATAGATGTTTCAGTATTGACACCTCTCGTCAAACCCGCAGGTGGCTCATCAACCTTTATGAAGGTTAATGTGTTTGTTTCTATGGGAGACGATTTTGAAGTGTTTGTACCAACTTCTGACTTTCAGCAATTTGTTTTGCGACCTCAAAGTGGTGTGTTAGAGCCTCAGAGTGGAACTATTGATCCCTCAGAGATTACAGCACCAGGTGGTATTGACGAACCTGAAAAGACTGTATCATCCC